CCTATATCCGAACTCTACAGTAAATTTATATTTGTATATAGAAATGATAGCACTGATCGTATTGCTGTTAATTAATATAGCCATATTTTGTAATTTTAAAGAAGATCCTGTATTACTCGAAGTTAAGGAAAAATACAAAATATTCAGGGAACATTTGAAGACGAACGGTGATGAGAAATATCAAGTGTTACACAATGAGATACCTATTGTTGCATACAGGGGATCCATCTTATCCGGCGTTGGGTACAACTCAAATAAAGGGGGTGAGATTGGTATATGCATAGATGGTACATCTAATAACGTATTTCACGTACTCTTACACGAACTCACACATTGTACCGTCACGGAGTATTCGCATAGTACCGATTTTTGGGATAACTATACCGAACTCAAAAATGAGGCGATACGTATAGGTATATACGAAAACATAAACCAAATAACTCCTTTCTGTGGTAAAAAGATCGTCGATAAATAATGTTACATAAATGTATATGACTGAATTTAATCTCAGACAACCAACTGCGTCCAGGATACTCATATCATTGCTCATGTGGTTTGCGATCATGGCGAGTGCTTTCACCACACGTATTAAGATGCCCTATTACGTGAACATGTTGAATTTAACAGTCGCGATACCTGCACTTGTCTGGTATTTGGGAAATACGAGTTTAATTGTCAGTTTAAACACTATAAGTGTGATGATAACTCTATTGGTAGCTGCAGGGTTTCTCGTTACATTAACTGAAGCCGTTAAATGGTCAAAGTTAAAGCAGGGATATGAGAAATATGGCGAAAGTATGAAAACTGCATGGTTACCCATGGTCATGACAATGGTCGCGTTAATTTTAGGATTAGGGTCGGCGTATATGGTGACAGGTGGTCGTGTCCTTGACATGTATTAAAAATACTTACGAGCGATGTAGAACACTACAGCCGCTACAGTCCCTGTAGAAGCTAAACCGACCAAACTTCGGTTCCCTTGTGCATTCAAGAACCTGGGTACAGAACCCGCGAGTTTTTCTTGAATGGGCTTGCTAATAGCGACACCAGTCGCCAAAATAACGATAAGCGCCTCGAGTTGCTCATCTGTAAGGTCGAACGGGTTCTTTTTCTTTTTATCCGAGTTGCCACCTTCCTTCACGGCGGTGGCAGCCTGAGCGGGCTGGGGTGCCATCAAAACTTGTTGGTGCGACATTTGGACTGCACGGGGGTCGGCACCCATCATGGGCGAGTCGAAGGGTGAATCTTGAGATTGCATCATTACATCAGATATAGGAGTAGAATCCATACCGTCTTTATAATCACTTACATTTTTTTTAGGGTCCTCTGCCACAAATGCATTTGATCTAGAATTGGAATCGATGGGAACCATTCCATCAGCTTCGTCTGATAAATTCAGTGTATATACCGGCTCCGGCATTTAATGTACATGTAGTTTTTTTAGAACTTTAAATGTCGCATTTTTTACATACAGGATATGTATCTAAAAAATGTTCCAAACGGGGCTCGAACCCATGACCTTGGCGTTATAAGCACCACGCTCTAACCAACTGAGCTATAGGAACGGTGCTTTTGGCTGTATTACTAGCCTCATGTATAACATGTGTGGGTGGAACACCACCCATTCAACATACGTGTGAACTCTTTAAGTGTATAAAGACTAGTGTATACTGTATACAAATGATACACGAATACGTGTCTGAGATATACAACATTCTAGGGCCTGGGTTCAGTGAACGTGTATATCACAATGCCATAGAGGTACTTTTACGAGAAAACGGTATTTCATACGAGACTGAGCGTATAATACCCATTACATTCAAGGGGCATACCATAGGAAATCTTCGAGCGGACATAATCATCAACCGAACCACTGTAGTTGAATTGAAGACGGTAAAAAATATAACAGACGTGATGGTATCGCAAGCGAGAAACTACCTAAAACTGTTAAATTTACAAGAAGCGTATCTAGTTAATTTTCCACCGTCTGCTGGAGCTCAATCAGAAGTGATTCGCGTTACAGTGGATTAGATCGTGGGTATATATTCCCAGTGTAGTTCTATACATATCCTTTTCCATATGATATCCTGTTGATGTAACTTTTCTTTCGATTTCAAAAGAGGGAAATATTGTAAATATGAATCTTCACTCAAGAGTTCGCAAAATTTGTATAAAACATACGAATAACTCAAAAAGTTTTTACGTTCCGCTGGACGGTTATTGTCGAATGGTTTCTGAATATCTTTAAACATCATGCGTAGTTGTTCCTCGAGTTCGACCGGCATTTTAGGTGGTTTTATCCCACTCAAAATATTCGAAATATAAGGCACGTGTTCATAATATTTGTTAAGTTTCAATTTCTTTAACAACACCCTCACTTTAGCGTGTGTGATCTCGGTCAATTTTTTGATCTTGATCTTTTTGAATTCGTTCCGTAGTTGTTCTATGACTTCTTTGGGTATCGTTGTCATTTCTTGTGCCTGGAACTGTGATAACCATTCATTGAAATGATTGTCTCGTTTATACGAATAATTGATAACTTTCTCGGAAGTCTCCTGTTCCTCTCTATATGTAAGTTCCTGGCTTATTAAAACGTCTATAATCAGGCCACACGAGTCGCATACCATGTCACTCGTGTTTTGAAAATATACGACGTTACTCTCTGGACAATTCGCACATATATCCGTGACTACGCGTTCCGTGACCCGGGGTAATGATTTCTTTTCAACATCTATCAAGTAGTCCGTGTATATATCTTTCTTTTGTAGTCCTGTAGTCACTTTACAGTTGAACGCGTTATCAGTACTTACTTCTATAATTTTATCATCTGTTATGTACTGTTGAATATACGGCATACACTTGACTATATAATCCGACAATTCGCTTTGATATATATTCTTATTACATGGATCATCATCAATTTTTGACATCCATTCATCTACGCGGTTATTATACCGACTTAAAAAATTGCCTTCCATGTATATCAATGATTAAACTACTTCGCTCGCTTTTAATTAACACAATCTACACGTTTAAAAACGTTCTCACTTTTTTATTCAGTAAACATGATTTCACGATCGTTGATAGGTATGTGGAGTATTATGTCGACCACACCAAGGAATATGAAACGAGTGAACCTTTCTGGGAAAGTGAACGCGACCAAATCGAACCGAGTACAGCATCTTATATTGGGAGACTGGATATGACCGAAAAGATCCCACCGCCACCGGATGCAATTGATCGATTTATCATACGAGTTAAATTTTGGTACAATAATAAAATTTATAAATTTTTAACGTGTAATACTGAATATACATGGCCACCTACGAAAGCTAAGACCATGAGTTTCCATATACCTCTCTCGAGTGCGCAGTTATTAGACACTGGTGATAAGCCTGTAAAGGATGTTCTCGAAAAAATCAGACGGTACGCTGGTCCGTTTTCAGATTTTTACGGAGAGAAAATGAAGATAAGTGATATGTTTTATTATGATGAAAGTTTCATTGCGATGATGTATCCTAAAATTAAAATTAAAAATTGTTTTGGTATGATAAAAACCGTTGACACTGCAACGGGGTATCTTACTGATCTTCAACTACCTTAGTTGATAGATAAAACTTCAAGTCGCCCAAGTTTGCGACGTTATATTTCAGAATGAGGAACCGGTTCTGGTCTTCCTGCATGATTTGTACCGTAGAACACATACTAGTCGCTTTCGTGAAAATGTTCATGTACCTGAGTGAGTATGCACCCGACATGGTCGGGCAGTCGTCTACACACTGAATTTCCGTTTCCTGGTCAGCAAAATCACCCCTGCACAGTAAACGTAATACCTTACCACTTCTCGAAATTTCAATCTCATCACCTATATTAGACATATCCCTGCAAATTCTCTGGAAATCTACAGATGGTATGGGTGTATTTATAGTCATGTGCATTTCAGGAACCTCGATTTGATTTTCATTAATATCGAGTAGTTTTAATGCAAATTTGGTAGACGTCTTCTTCTGTTCGCTATGGATTTCAATATTCATGAATTCTTTGGAATTGACGGATATTACGAGAACATCATTGACCGTGATCGTTTTGAGAAGTTTATACATGTTAGTCATATTGATCCCACAATCGACTTCCTCTGCGCATACGTACTCTTCGAAATTTTCAGCCGGGAGATACATATCAATCAGCGAGGCTCTAGCTGTATCTAGAGTTACAATATACACACCGTCGGGTTTGAAATAAAGATTGACATCGTTTAATATATCCTTCAATACTTCAAATGTAGATTTGATGGCCGCAGCTTGTACGGTCACCAGTTTCATACTCGATTATTCGCGTATTATTTCTTTATATCACTATAAGCTTCATCATCAACCTTACGACTTATTTTTTCTTCTAATTCGCGCGTCATGGCAGGTTGAAGCGACTTACCATAATCATCAAGGCCGAACATTTCACCACTAGGTTCGCCGTCTAGAGTTGATGAAAAAATAGAACCAAAGTCACACGTTTCCAATTCTTGAACTGGTAGGAGTGACTCGAGCCAGTTGTGTATTTCACGTCCTACCAAAATCTTACCATTTTTTGTCAACATGGTCGGTACACGTGTTATCTTTGTCCTGAACTCGGGTGGTATTCCAGAAACCGTGACATTGTGGTATTGAACGATTTGTTGCAACTCTTTGTGTTTCTTGATAAAATCAATCACTTCCACACTGTGTTTGCATTTTGGGCTGAAGACCAGAAGAGACATCTAATGTAATTTATCAAAAAAAATATGATTGATAACGCACTTTTTTTGTACTCTATATTAATGTACAACCTGTTATTGTTAATCGTATTGATAGTACTTCTACTTGATACCAGGAAAGAGACTTTCACCACTAGGAGTACATATAATCAAGTATTGATAAACGACCCCGCCCCTAATATGAATGAATATAGAGAGGTGCAAAAACTCGAGGCTAATAGTGATATTATTTCAAAAATGGTTCTTGCGACCAGTACATACATACGTGAAAAGACTGGACTACCTAACTATATAATAGAAACGACGAGTATCCGACAATACAAACACAAAAATAAGAACCACATGTTATACAAGTGTATGTTCATGTGTGTGAAAATTGGTGGGTTTCCATTTGGATTTTCCGTTACATCTAATCTTATACTCGTGTCAGGTGATTTACGTGTCGTAGGTGTTCAATCACAACCACTTGATATAAAACCACCCAGCGACAAGACACCTTTCGAAAGTCAAATCGAGGGGTCTGAATATCTCGAATATGACACTATTCGTAAGGGTGAGTTAGATTTAATAAAAATTTAGTCCAGGTACTATTAATGATAAACGTGGAAGAGATTTCACAAATTGTCAACAAAAGGAATCGTATGAAAAAAGAAACATACGTAGAACTGTATAAACAAGTTACACGTAAAGTGCGCCGCGCCGTGGAAACTGGGCGTAAATATGTGGATACGGAAATTCCTTCTTTTCTCATGGGATATATAGCATATGACAGGTTGCAGGCGACCAACTATATTAAGCGACAGTTAGAAAATGCCGGTTTTGATGTCAATGTCATCGGACATTATGAAATTCGAATAACGTGGAAAGTGAAAAAGATCGATAAACCCAATGAAGACTCTATGGAAGAATTCCCAACGCTCATGAATTTAAAAAAGGCTGCGAATCGTTACAGGAGAAATGCGGAAAACGCCAGATAATAAAAGTCCGTATACTCATAATGGATAACCTGAACATTCTGGTTGAAGCTAAACGCGAATACATGGAACAACTCTCTATTCTTATCGCACCGGTCATGATCGATGTTTTTGATGCAATGTACCAAGAAGCCCACACATTATCCAAGAACCGAAAAGTTCTTATAATGTTTCAAAAATTATTGAAAGACGTGCCAGAGTGGAGTGAGACGATGGCGAAGCAGCACACGGATAATATCGCAGATCGATGTGCATGGTTCAAGGATTTGGTCGCGGCTGTATTTGTGAGTTCTGTAAAAATATTATCAGCTGTTCGTTTGAGCCAGGTTTCTAAAAAAATGGCTGTTAAACTGCCATCGAATGAAGTGTTTATTCACACGTGTTACAAAAATGCCGCGAAAGATCTATACAAGGATCCTTACGTGTTCACAGAAAATCAATCCGAACATAACAGAAACGACGCTTTGTATGATAGGTTCGCTCTTTGCGTAGAAAATACAGTGAAGGAGCTGATACCCGTTCAACAAATTTTACAAACGTACATGTCTGCAGGTGGCGAAGAATACATTAACGGTGAAGACGCTGACATGCAGCATGATGAAATTGATGAAGTTGACGAATACGACCAACCGGGTCTCGACGCCCAGGAGCAGTCGCAAATGAACGGGGAAATGCCCCCGATGGGTGGTGAAGAAATGCCACCTGCGGATGATATGATGGGTGATACATCAGAACACCAGGGTGAACTCATGGAACCAACTGAAGATGAAGAACCTTCTACACCGTTTCAGAACGAGTTTAGAACGATTACTTCAAAACCTATGAACCAGCGGCATATTGCTCCTCAGGATGATGAGGAAGATGAAGACTTGTTTTCGGATGCCGCTGAAACGCGAACTAAAAAACTTGGCTATTAAATATGGACGAGTACCTCAGAGAGCCCGCTTCGGCCGCATTAATAGCCGCCGGATTAACAGCCCTGTACATACATGGCAAAGCCCGTCTTAATGACGAAGGGACACTTTCGACGAGTGCCTACGCAAAACCTGCTGCATTAGTGGGTATATTGGTATATTTCATCATATCGAATGGACTTGGTAAACGTGAAACTATTTCAACTGATCCATTCTGATTAACTTAAAGATTTCTATCGTGTATTGTATATAATGACTTCCATTACCGCGTTTAATGACATGATGGGACAATTTCTTACGGAATTACATTCGGCATTTCCAGAAGAAAAGGGATTAAAAAAATACATGGCAGCATTCGAACTCATGCGAAGCACGAATGGAAGGATTATCGTTGAGGGGTTCATGGCGAATATCGCACCTCACGCGGATAAGATTAACGCAAAGGATGAATCATTTTTTCTCGAACAGGCAGGCACCATCGATTTTTTAAAGGATATTAACCTTTCTCGATGCTGGCCGAAAGCATCAGAAGGTACACGTAATGCCATTTGGCAATACATTCAAACCCTCTACATGCTTGGGATGACCATCACGGCCATCCCAGCGGAAACGCTCAGTATGATTGAAATGGTCGCGAAACAGTGTGCCGATAAGATGCAAAACGAAGATGGCGGGATGGAAATTGATGAAGCTCAGCTCATGAAGTCTATGCAGGGTCTCCTCGGTGGCATGATGAAAAAATAAACCTATATAATATAAATGGTATCGCTGTTTGACGATCCCACACAAATTGTCAGAGCTGATAAGGTAATTGAATTTTGGCCAACTAAAGTTCATACATCAGCGGAACGAGTAAACGCCACGGCTCGTTTTATTATTTACGCTACATGTATCTTGTATCTTATCAGGCGTGATGTACGCGTTTTCATTTTAGGATCTACCTGTTTAGGAGTTTTGTATGTTATGGAGATGAATAATATGGTAAAGGATGGTCAGGCTCGCCCCACAGTCGCGAAGGAAGGGTATGAGTCTGCATGTCAATTACCAACTTACGATAACCCGATGGCGAATGTGTTGATGTCTGATTTTGATGGCCGACCCGATCGTCCGTCAGCGTGCGACTATAACACAGTCAGGGCTGATGTTAACCAGAAGCTCTCGAGTACTATTCCGTATGGTCCCCAAAAATCCCGATCCCCCATGCCCGAATTTCAGCGCAATGCGTATGCTCGTCAGTTTGTTTCGGGTCCCGTGACATCTATTCCGGGTGACCAAACCGCATTCGCGGAATGGTTGTACGGAGAGAAGGATGGTTCGATTTGTAGAAGCGACAGTCGTGCATGCGATCCCAATGCACGAGGTGTGCAATTGGAAGCCTTCGGTGGATTGGATCCAAGTGGAGATATGAGGAGTGGCATGTTCGGTGGTGGAAATGGTCCAGCTTAGATAGATAAATATTCTCATGTAATAGTAAATGGCGTACCAACTCCAACCTGGTATGAATTTAGTTGAAAACCCCGCTCGACCTCCCGTGTGTGCGACTGATGAAGTATTTGTTTATCCCCAGCCCAGCACTCTTAACTACAGTTCGGGACGACCTAATACTATGTTGTACGGGACAGCTCCTTACATGGCCGGTAAAGGTTCCCCAGCTCAACACATTGAGACGAGTGACCAATTACGACCGCAGTCTACCAGTCGGTTCAATAAAATATTGGCTCAAACGTACGAACAGAACCTATTCCCCCTTCAAGACATGAAGTGTAAGCTCCCACTCCGGTCCATTTCATACGAACCTGAAAGTACACGCGCTGATACACAAAATCAGATGTTCATGAAGAGATATCCCAGTCAATAAAAATATTTATAACAATTAAGAATGGCAGACCCTATTTCAATTATAGCTATTGTCGGATTAGCCTACATAGGGAAAAAAATGAGCGATCCCAAACCAGAACTATACCAGGTTGCATCTAAACCTACAGAACGTCGTATTATAATTCAGGAAGAGGTGCCAAACATAGCCGAACCGGGATCAATCGGTCTCGATAATCTCCCGGAACGAAAAATAGAAATACAAAACTTTGGTGATATTGTACCACAAACGCGTACATCCGGTACCGAAGTACTAGAGATGCGTAATCGCATGTTTGACAACGGTCGCATGAACAACATATCCCCGATTGAAAAACAACTCGTCGGTCCGGGTATTGCTGTAGGTCCGGAAGTACCCGCCGCGGGTGGATTTCAGCAGATCGTACGTGTCAACCCCGATAATGTCGGTGCACACCGTCTCACAACCCTACCTGGTCGAAGTGGTCCGGCGCATGATGTATTCGGTGGACGTCGTGGAAAGATGGGTGACATTGCAAATAACCGCCCGGAAAAAACCGCTTTCCTCCCCGATCGTCGCCCGGTCGCAGGTGGTAGGTCTCAAGGGTTTGATGGACATGTTGTTCGTGGTGAGCATGTAAACGGAAAGCGTTTAACGAACCGGTCTCAGACAGGATCTCGTGATGACGGACTTGGCTTTTCAGGTGCTAAAAGTGTCGTAGCTGGTATGAAAATGGCACAAGATCCTACGCGAAACAAGAAGGATGGAAATAGCGAGCAGTATAGATACAACAACCAAATTGCACCAGGTGTTTCTTCATACGCACACGGATACCTTTCGTCACCTGCAACAAAGATAGGCGAGGATCGTGTGTATGGGACAGGACATACTGTAGAGGAGTTAAATAAGTATGGGTTCCGACCCGACGATCGTCGTGGTAAGGCGAACCGTATTGGTAATGCCGGTCGCATGAACGTTCGTGCGGGTGCCCTCAACCAAGGTGGTATGCCGACTGTCATGCGCGCGGATACTACACGCGTCGATGGTCGTTATGGTCCAGTGAGTGGTGGTTGGACGCAACAATACAACAATAACAAGTATTACAAATTCAACGCGTACAAGGGTAATTCTAACCCTTACGCGACGGATGAAAGTTTAGGCGTTGCGAAACAGCAGCTCCAGAATAACCCAGTCGCTCAGCAGATGATGTAAATAAATAAGAGTCGAGTAACAACACCCATTAAAATATTATCCATATATTTTAATGAGCGTATACACGTTAGATATAGATAGTAGTGAACGCGATCCTACTGTATACCCGAACCCTGCCGATTATGTGATCGAACTTAAAAACCCTATTTATGATGTTAATAAAATTTCCATCGCATCTGCACGAATTCACGCGAGTCAATTGTTAATCAACGATCGTAACAATACATTCACGGTGACAAATACGACGGATACTACAGTGGCTACTGTTACGTTAGATAACGGAAACTATAAAGGTACCACACTTGCGACAGAACTCGGAACGAAACTTACGACCGCAGTTGGTGAAACTGTAACCGTCGTATATGATTCTGATGATAATACACTGAAATTCACTGCGGCGAGTGACGAGTTTCGATTTGATTTCTATGGTGGAACGAAAGGGTTTGCGAATACTATATCCGGATATACAACACCACACGATATATTAGGTCTCCCACCGAGTAATGTTGCGTCGACTAGTAGCGTGATTACAACAGGGAGTATCAACTTACAGGGACCAGATGCACTTGTTATCAAAATAAGTAGCGGTGCTGAAGAGTTCAATAAAACGGTATATTCTGATACACCGTTTTATACTGGTCGTATCTTGATGTGCGGTGATGTGATTAATTATTCGGGGAAGGATGATATTGTAGAACATAATTTCGATACAGGGAAACAGGGGAGTATATCGAAATTACGAGTTCAGTTTTTTTATAGTAGTAATAACCAGCTCATACCGTATGATTTTAGAAACGCTAACCATATTATTAAGCTCTGTATTGAGGGTTCACGGGATAAACTATCCGTCCTCCCAGTCGTAAAACGTGATTTTTCGCTTCCTACACCTATGCGCATACCGGAATTTGAGGATCCGAATAGGTGGAATGCGTTTATCTATATATTTATGATAATCGTGACAGGTATATTTTTTTTAATATTTACAAGACCACGGCGAATTAGCGTGTGATCGCGTAGACGGGGGCCACGGGCTTCTTGACACGCTTTGACACACGGGAAATGACCATGTATACAATCACAGACAGGAGAGTGGTGAAAAGCGCTGTAAGAGCGTAGTTCATACCACCGTTCTTCTGGACCTTGACGACCTGATGGATGGTCCATCTCACGAGATCCATCCACGACAGGGCAGCCGCGAAAGAAAATCCAGCAACGACGGAGTTGAGAGATTGTGTTTCGAGTTCACGGGAGATAGCGAGCAGTGTATCGGTGGCAACTTCGGCGGACATTTTTATAATATAAGAAGATTTTATTCTGGTAACAACTCTTCAACAACTAGAATTTTCTTAAATTTGTCGGTACTATACCCCCTGACGACAACGCCATCGCCCTGGTCATCGTCACTGTCAGCATCGGAAACGGAAATAGATTCGTTATCGTCGCATTTAAATTCCTTGTATTCGGAATTTGTCCATCCTTCCAGGTCAGGACATGTTTCCATTACTATCGATTGCATTTTTTATCATTGTTTCTGACGGATTGGTTGGGGACCACCCATCCCACGCGTCATATGCATCGTTTATTTTCACGAACCTTTCATCATCCCCCGAATAAGGTTCAAACATACTTTCGTCTATATCATCGTCTATCTCGATATCATCTTCTCCTGAATCAGTATCGTCATATATTTCGGGGTAATAGGTTCCAATTTGCTGACCCACTGTATACATGGCACAGTATTTCATACAGTATTCCATATCTTTCGCGAGAATTGTGTCGCGACCACACGCCCTGGCGTAGTGTCCTGATAATACTACCGCACTTTCCAATACTGGTGTAATAATTTCAATCGCCGATTGGGCCATTTGGGAAGATGAGTCGTCCAGCTCCATCCTGGATGCGTAAGATATTATTACTAAGTGCGTAAACTCTAAGTTCTCTTTCATTCACTATATCATTGTTCAAACTCATGCTTATATTCTGATCTTTAATCACACTGAAGTTTTTCTGACCAGTTGGATACCATCGTTCAGGTTCAAGAGCAAAACTGTAAGAGTAAAATCTCCTGAAGAGTTGCGTTCGTGAGTGATGAATACCACTCTGCACGGCGCGCAGGTTTATGACATTCCCTGTAATTTTATCGAGAATGACTTCGTTATCAAGGGTCATTTCTAAACTTACGAGGTTTTCGTAGTTTGTATACCGTCTATTGTTAGGCCCGGGTGGGTACACTTGATCGGGGTGGTCATAATCAAATGGATGGAAAGAATTATGCTTGTTATTTTTTCTTAAAATTATAAAATAGAGTTCCTTCACTGGGTTAGTAAAGTTGAGTCTACACTTCGTCTCATCAAACCCATCTACTGTTGAGACGGGAATTTGGAACCTGTTACGCTGAAGCTGCGTGATAATATAGTCTTGTTTACCAGATTGAAGTTTAATTCGTTCGGGTTCCTCTAGTTGTATAAGTTCCGTGTGTACAGATATGTCGTCAATTTTAAGAGTGGATCTATCTAATGGATTGCTGTTACCGAAGTAAACCTGACCACCCATTCCAGAGTGGATACCACAATAATAATATAAGACACTTGGACTGCTACGTCCCTGTGCGTCTGTATCGTTCTCTGGTACAACGAACGTGTATACGGTATTATCACCGACGGTGGCAGATGTAATTCCCGTTGTGTATTGGGATAACGGCACCCCTGCACTACTGCGACCATCTTTATATATAGAAAATTTGAATGGATGATCCGTGTTCGTATTTGTATTGATCGTGAACGTATAAGTACTTCCTCGGTTCAGTGTGAGTGTAGGTCTGTCAACGTCGTCGATATGATACTTACCATTTCCACCTACCGTAATCGTAAAGCTCGATCTAGTATCATACGATTCAGTAAAAGCAAGGTGACCATATTGGAGGGAGTCTATACTCTCACTCAATTTAATTTCAATTTCACATTCTTGTTTTGTGAGTGCACATAGGGGTATAGCCAGTTCAGGGTTGTTGTGGAAATAGAATGGAATATCAATTATATACTTCGTTGGTGTTGTCGCTTTTCCTAAATAATCATTTATAATAGGTGGTCCTGCACTAACCCGAATTCCCGAGTCTTCACCGGGATACTTACCTATAAGTTTTGATAATGCCGTTTGTTTTGTTTGTGTGATATAATGCTCACTGTATATCTGCAACCAATCACGGGGGATACGTTGTACGAGCTGCCCCCCGATAACTAAATCTACGTGATCAATTATCGTGTGTCCGATAGATTCGTTGTACCCCTGATACGCATTTAAAGCTGGGAGATCCACGTGTACTCGTACACCTTTCAATAGGTCACCCGAACCAGCTGGTATCGTACATTTTACAGTATTACCGTATGCTATTTCACCCCTGACATCGTGTTTTACATCGTACACTGCAAAATTTGAATGCTTCCTGAATTGTTTTATGAAATGTGTATACTCGGGATTTTCTGTAAAAAAAACATCCTGGGTACCCGTCGTGGCAAGCTGGACCCGACCTGCCATTTCTATTATTAGATGTTAAAATTTTAAACCCGCTAAACCGCTTTCAATGTGTAATACATTATAACTAAGTGCGTACACACCGACATTGATGTTACGCGTGGTATCAACTGTCGTTGTCCCCGACGTTGCAGTAGGGACTGTGTCGAGTTCTATATCCAATTTCTTGTGAATAATACGACTCATGTTAAGTTGTCCGGTGGGGTAATAGACCTCCGGTTTAAGTGCAAATGAATATGTATAGAATTCATATGCTGGATCTGGACACCCGGTATGATACCGGAGCGCCTGTTGATATGCTAGATATTGACCGCTATGATCGAATACGGTTGCGCCGTTACATTCTAAATCGATATTCTTAATTGTCCGGTGATCTGATCGTTTTGTGTTGGTGGCTGAACCTATTGCGGAACCCTTTAAAATACTCGAAAACGACTGATCTGTTGACGATGCATTGAGAAGACGATCTTCTGTACCGAAATTATTTCCAATTTCTTCCTTCGCGAGAAACATGAGTTCCTTCACTGGGTTTGTGAATTTCAATA